ACACCCTTCTTTCGGGTGCTCTTGATGTTCTATAAATCAACATTGCGTCTTCAGAAAGTAAAAGTTGTTTCCAAACTCTTCTCGCTTTTTCTAACATAGAAGTACCATAAGGAAGTTTTCGGTCATCACCTAATAATCTAAAGTGTGCCACTTCCCAAGTATTAAATTCCATATCTTTTACTTTCCAAACAAATTTCAACGCTTTAGCCTCATCAGATGTGTTATGTGCTGGTTTAACTTTCATACCCCTCTCTAATCTTTCGATTTCGATATTTGGTAATTGTTGACATCCAACAATACCTTTTTCAGGGTCTAATTTTAGGTAAACAAAGTTATCGCCATACTTACATGTGTTTCTTGTCCACATTGGTAAGTTTGTGTTAATATCTAATCTGTTATTAAACAAGTCGGCCAATACACCTTTAATACGAGATGATTCAGAATAAATCTGTAAAATAAAGCCGTCTTCATTTGTTGTTGTAGATTCCTCAGCGTATATGTCTAAAGCGGTAGAAATCTCAGGTGTATATTCCATTGATTCATAATCATAATATGAAGCCAATCTTGTTGGTTCATAATAGATTGCTTGAGTATAAAGATTGTTTTCAATCTTAGCCCATTGTTGTCCTAAATAATAACTTTGCTGTGCTTGAAGTTTTTGTTTTTCAAACTCTTCCTTATTATCAGTTTTAAGAAGTTCTTTTTTGTCGAATTTGTATACTGGTGGTTGTTGGCTCAGTGTTGAGTCAGGACCAAAGACTCTTGTAAGTCGTTGCCATACGGTTAAATTATCTGCCATTATCTATTAATTATAATTCATTTGGTTTATGAATAAAGATTTATCTTCTTCCTCCACCGAATAACCATAAATACTTTTCATAATCACTTTTTGTCGGATTACTTCCAAATCTATCACCATAAGATGAAGGGGACATCACAGGTAATCCAGGATTAAAATCGGTTACTTCTTTATGGTCATTACTTGTTTGAACACTCCACGAGTTTAATATTGCTTTTGTTTGTTCTGTAACTTTTTCTAATTGATTATATGCATTTTGTCCTACATATAGTGCCATAGATATTGACATAATTAAATCGTCATGATGACCTTTCATATGGTCAGGTCTACCATTTATATAAACAAATGTATTCATTTCACCCAACAACCTTGGTGAATATACTTTAAATCCATGTCTTAACGCCTCCTCAAAAGCCGAAATAATCTGAACACGTTTGGCGTTAAAATTAATTCCTGGAATTTTTTCCATTGCTTTAGGATTATAATCCCATACATTAGCATAATTAACACCATCAACATAAAGATTTTTATATCCCATTTCTTGTAGTTTTCTTGATGTTGATACACCCATACCACCTGTAATATCTACAACCACTAATGTGTCATAATACACCGCCCATTTATATGCAATTTCAGCCGCAACATCAGGTGGAATTTTACCAAGATATTCAGCAACTTGTTCTCTATCATCAAAATCAATAATTTGAAATGATGTATAATCTTCAGAATCCCCTCTTGAAACGTCAATACCCATAATGTATCTATGACCAACTTGTGGTTCTTTCCAAATCCAAAGTTGGTTTTGAACCATTTTACTTTCAGGTTGACAAACCATTTCGGTTCTTATCCTTTCGATTATTTTACTATCAATAACATTATCACCTGAACCCAAAAAGTTACATTCCAATTCCTGTGATATTTTTCTTCTATCAAATTTTAATTTTTTGGCCATTTTTTCAAACCAATCTGAATGTGGTTTGTATCCATTGTCCATTAATTTTTTAAATTCTTCATAGTTTCTTTCATTATGTGGAACACCTTCATAAGAAATTGTTTCTAAATCTTTGTATTCATCTCTATTAAGATAATAATGAATAATATCGTTAACCTTAATAAATTGCAGGTCTTTTGTATATCTTGGGTCTCTCCACCAAAACATTTCAGTTATTTTAAAGTTATTCATTCCCTTAATTGATTGGTCATAGATTGGATAATAAATTGAATCATAACCATTGGGGGTTGAAATAACTATAACTTTACCTCCTGTTGAAAGGGATGCCATACAAGCAGCCCAAAAGTCGTCACCCGCTTCAATATATGCGGCTTCGTCAAATATTAATACGGTAGGGGTATAACCACGAAGTGCGTCATTGGATGTTGCAACAGCCTTTACTTCACAACCGTTTGTTAATTTCCAATGACGAGCAGCGTTTTTTTCACTTGAGAAGTCAATTCCCATCCAATTTGGCCACTGTTCAGTAAATTGTTTAATCTTGTTTGCAAATTCGACAGATGTGTCCAATTTGTTGGCAATAATAAGAATCTTTTCAGGTTTTTCTTTTTTTGCAAATACCAATTTTTTTGATGTCCAAGCTGCCGTTACGGTAGAAACGCCCGCTTGACGATATTTTAATGCGATGTTTTCTTCATATTCATCGTAGTCATTAACAAGTTGTATTTGGTCGGAAAATAAATCTAAAGGTACAAAACGTTGTACTGTGTTGTCATATGTTTGAAGATATGTTCTTAATGCGTAAGGTGTACTCTTAACACATTTTGCATATTCAATAAGTGCTTGTTCTCTTGTTAAACTCATTAAATATAAATATCCCGAATTATCCCTTCGGTTTATCTATACCAAAATCATCTAAAAATGATAGGTCAACATTATCGTCATCATCGTCATCATCTGATGATGGGAGTGTTGGCATATCATCATCCTCATCATCTTCATACGATTCAAAACCACCTAATATTTCTTCAAGGTCCATCCTATTTAAATCTTCAATTACTGTATCTGCAATTTCTTCCATTTCAGTATATGCTGATGGGTCACCACTATTAACTCTTTGTGCTAATGAAATAAATCTTCTTTTTGGAATTTTAATCATTTCTCTAAAGATAAGTCCTTGAACCGTTTTCATTCCTTCTTCATCTTCAAATACTTTTGCAGGTAAAGCGTCTCTCAGTTTTTCCCAAAGATATGCACCGATAATAATATCAAAAATTTCATTAACTGCAGTATCTGCAACACCTCTAACCATTTGAGCTTGTACTGGGTCTTCAGGTAGTGAAGGTGCTAAAATAATATCTTTATAACCTTTTAATAGCTCGTGAACTAATATTGGGAATATTACACCTCTAGCTCTTACTATTAAATTACCTGTTAATTCACCTGTTTCATCATCTTCTTCAAAAACAACTTCTTCATCACCACCAAAACCTTGACCTGATGCCGAAATTTGTTCTAATGTTTCGGGTGGAAACATCCAATACAAATAATCATTCATAGACATTAAAGCACCATATTTGTCAGTAATACCTGGTTCCATTTGTTCAAGTCTTTCTCTAACTAACTCAAACATAAAATGTCCTTTTTTGGCAAATCCCTGTGAAATTGCATTAAAAAACCTACGTCTTGCAACCATATAGTCAAAGTTTTCAAACGCATCCATAAACTCATTTACATCCTCACCATGTGAAGCAAACGCTTGTTCAATATCTTCAGATGAAAACTCTTCAGATGTTTTCTGAAGATTTGGATTTACAGGACCACCTATTGGCATGAACTTCGCATCAAACTTGATATAACCTCTATATTTTGGGTCTAACAATTCATTTTCAGCCAATTCTACTGCCATGTTTTCAAGTTCTCTTTCTCTTGAAGTTTCAAATCTTTTGATGTCGCCCAAAGTTCTCATCATAGTCATTTGAAGACCCATCATGTCTCTTGGTGCGTTTACACCCAAATACCTTTGTAATTTACCAACAACATCGGCAAATCTTTTAGTTGCTGCTTTTTCTTCAAAAGACTGTCTTTCACCTTCTTTCTTTTTAGGTAAGAATGGACTATCAGAATATGGAGTTTCTCCACGTTCAATTTTTGATTTTAACTGAGGGTTCATTCTAAAACCTTCAGGTTCATCTATAGGAGCTTCAAATATACGATTTCTATTTTTCATTATTTTAAATTATAACCTAATTTAGTGAAAGTATCAAAACTTAACCATTTTGGTGCTCTACCTTTAGGACCTGGCTTTTGAGCTGGTTCTATTTTAAATGGATTTTTTGTTTTTGGTTTTTCCTTTTCTTTTTCTTTGGTTCTTTCGGGTGCTTTAGCAGGTGCAGCACTTCCACCTTCTTCTATTTCACCTTTAGGACCTGGCTTTTGAGCTGGTTCTATTTTAAATGGATTTTTTCTACTTGGTTTTTCTTTTTCCTTTTCCTTTTCTTTAGTTCTTTCTTTTTCTTTTGGAGCCGCTTCGCCAGCACCTTTAGGGCCTGGCTTTTGAGCTGGTTCTATTTTAAATGGATTTTTTCTACTTGGTTTTTGTTTTTCCTTTTCCTTTTCTTTGGTTCTTTCAGGCGCTTCTTTAGTTCTTGTTGAAGATTCAATTAAATCCATGAGTTCTTTTTTACTTATTGACTCAGGTATATACTTTTCAATTAACTTTGTCAAGCTCTCTTCTAATTTCTTTTCAGGTAATTTAGAAAAATCTGTTTTATCTGAAAATTCTTTAGCCCATTTACACCATTTCTTTTTTGTCTTTTCAGTTCTTGAGTTGTTACATTTAGCCCAAAATAATTTTTGTTGGTTTTTAGATTCAAATTTTTCTGATAGTTCAGTTTCAAACATACCCATTCCGTCCGCACTTTTATCAGGGTCGTTAACAACTGTAACCGTATCATCTTCTTCATTCATTTCTTCTTCCATCGGGGTAACTTTTGTTGACCCACCTGTCGTGTCAATTTCCAAATTACCAATCATTGTCTTGCTATTTGGTTTTACTTGATATGTTTTTATATTTTTAGTAATTATTTGTGTATTTGGTGGTGTCGATTGCTCTACCAATCTATTATACAACAAATTTATCTGAGATTCTGATAAACCTCTTAATGTATTATAACTGAATCCGTCAGCTATTAATTTTTCTATTTTTGAACCTATGTTAGACATGTGTTAAATCTTTTTCTATTTTTAATACTATATCTCTTTCGTATAGTTTATCGATTACTTTTTCTTCTGTGTCACCAAAATGAAAAACTAATCGTGTTTGGCTTTCATCGTAATATTCGTTTTCTATATCTTCCCACGCTAACGCAATTACATTATCCACCGCATCATATATGGAAAAAAAGTCAGAGTTTTGAATGACGTTTAATTTTATTTTGTCACTTTTCAAAACACCGACTTTAGATATAAAATCAATGTGTGGAGGTTGGGGGTTTCCCCCTGCTGGAGATGAATCCCAACCTTCACCATCTATTTTTTCTTCTGTTGAGAATATAAACTCATAAAGATTATCACCTTTAAAGTTTGGCCCCAACTCATTTACAAAAACTAACTTGTTCATAGAATTTCACCTCTTGGAGAAACTTTGATTTGTTTTCCTTCGTTTTCAAAAACTAAGTTTTTTAAATTAGTTTTACCTACAAACTTAGCGTTTTCATTTTCACTTAATATAAATTCTGCGGTTAATTCTTGCTCTATTGTTTCGGAAAGTTTTTTTATTTCATCAATAACACCAACTTTATTGATTTTTCTTTTGATAAAAGTTGAAACTTGTTTTTTATTATTTTGTTTTTTTTCATTTTCTGTTATGACAAAATACTTTGATAAAAGTTTATCAACTTTTGATTCAAACATTCCATTCATCATATTATACGCTCCATTGCTAGTTTCTGCAACTTCAGGTTGTACAGACACTTCATCAGAACCATCAGAACCTAAATCTAATGGTACTTCATCGGATGATGGTTTCATCGCTGGCTCACCAGTATCACCCATACCCATATCTTCTTCAGTTCCTTCAATTTTTCCAACAATTTCTTCAATATCAGTATCTTCTAATACTGACAAATCCAATGCGGATAATACAGAATTTAAAACATATTTAACATCTTCAGGTGTCATTTCATTCTCATCACCAAAAGTTCTTAATTTTTGTCCTAATTTACCCGTTAACTTTTGAATTGTTTTAAATGTTACTTCTTCTCCTTCGTCACCACCCATGTCTCCGCTTGGTTCGCCACCCATGTCATCCATTGGTTCACTGCCCATATCTGCACTCATGTCATCCATTGGTTCGCTACTCATGTCTCCACCCATATCATCCACAGGAAGTGGTGGAACATCTGTTCCCGTATCACCCATAGGTGCGGATGCAGGTTCTGATGGTGCTGCTGGAGGTGTTGGTAATTCAGGTGCTGGTTCTGATGGTGCTGCAGGTGCCTGTTGTTTTGGTGTTTTTAATACAAACTTTTTTTCTTCACCAAACAATTCAGTACCCTGAATATTTTCATTAACTCTATTTAATTCACCAGCTAAAAGATTTAATTTCTTTAACGCTTGTGAGTATGACTTCAAATATTTTCTATTAGCCATTGGTTCTACATAATCCAAAGAAGATTCTGTCAAACCTCTTTTAAGAATGTAACCATTTTTTTCATTAACAATTCCATAAACATATCCATCTGCCAAT